GTTTTGATAAAACAAGCTCTATCAATAACTAATCTCCCTGTTCTATCTGTTTCTGCAGTAAGAGATTCTCTTCTTGCAATAACTTCTGGATGATAGTACCCTTTTTGTTCTTCTTTCATAGTTTTATTTAAATTAATATTTTACATTTAGGTATTTTAACAAATCCTTTTTGAATATACTCAATAGCTTCAGATATAACTTTAGCATCAACTAAAGCTTTATACATACCTTGATTTTCTGAATAATCTTTTATTAAGATTTCATCATTATCAAGTTGTTCATCTGGAAAATTAACTGTTGCTGTAGCTATTGGTGAACCATCTTCAGGATCTATTAATTGTAATGCTATTCTATTATTTGGATATGTTTTCTTTTGAATTACACAATCCCATTTATTAAATGTTACTTTCATATTAAATTTTATTTAGTATTTTTATGTACATCAGATTGCATTTCTTCATAATCTATATTTGAAGTTGGTTGTATAGAATCTTGAAATTCTATTTTACCTTGTTGTTTTACAAGATAAATAGCCATAAATAAACATCCTATTATTAATAAGATGATAACTAAGATTGCTGTTATTATTGACATAGTTTTTAGTTTTAAAAGTTTATTAATATTATTTAAAAAATATAGCGTATTGTATTCCAAGGAATTATCTCATCATGTAGTTTTATAAAAGAATTTATAAAATCATTTTTTAAATAATGTTTATATCTTATATTCTTACCACCATATTGAGATACTTTGTTTTCTTGTATTGTAGGAACCCATAAATATTCTTCTTCACCTGGAATATTATTAATCATATTATAAATATGTTTATTTTCATTGTGAGTAAGAAATATTACTTCAGCTTTAACAATATTTTTATAACTAACATAATCATTAACTATATGAAATAGATGTTTATATTCTTCTAACCAATTACCTGCAACTATTACAGGACTAAAATTTATATGAACATCATATCCTGCATCTATAAATGTATCAATAGCTTTAATTCTATCAATAATTTTAGATGTATTAGGTTCTAATTTATCAGACATAATTTGAGGCATTAAACTAAATCTAATTCTAATTTTACTTTTAGAATTATAATCTATTAAACTTAGATTCACATACTTTGTAGCAAATGAACCCATAGCTGTAGGATGTTGTTTAAAGAAATCAAATATTTTTTGCCATTCATGATATTTAGCATGTAAAGCAAAATCTTCATTGCAAGAAATATCATATGTAATATACTCATTATGAGTTTGATTAGGTTTTTCAACATCAACAAAAGCACAATGATTATTAATTTCAGTTAATATATCCATAGTATTTTTTGCAATATCTAAACCTTCAGCTTTATGTCTTTTCATGTAACAATATCCACAATTATATAAACAACCATATCCAAAACTTGGACTAATAAAATCAGTTGACCTACCACTAGGTCTTATAAGCATTGATTTTCTTATTAATTCTTTTATCATTTTATTAGTCTTGTTTTTTAATTAGTTCAACAACTTTATATGTTTCATTTTCTGCAAATGTTATCATATCTTCTTCGCTAGTTAACCATGCATCATTATATTTTATACCTGAAAGATGCATCATTTCATGAAATACTAATGCTGTTGTCGCAACATCATTATTACATCTGCTTAGGTTTATAAACACAAATGGTTTGCCATCAGTAGGAGATATATTACAAAACCCTGCTATATAAGCATCTTCAGTAGTGTTATTATATTTCTCACAATCAGCTAAATTAAGACCATGCATTTCAGTTACATCAAAATGTTTAAATACATCACAAGGACTATAACTAAGTATTAAAGTGTATAGTGCAAACTTAAATATTATCATAATTAGTTAGTTTTAAATATAAATACTATAATAGATCCGGTCGCCTATGTTGATATAAAATCATTAACACGTTCATCAGAACATTTCAGGGCTTTCGGTTTTATTAAGCCACTTCACTATTATAGTAAATGATTTTTGATTTATAACCCCTCTGCACTCAGTTGTTATTGGTTGTACTCAAGACCAATATTCATCACATCTTACCTATCAGGACATCCTGTGGTATTATCCACATTACTACCTGCTTTTTATGCAGCACCCATAACTTATGGGTAGTGAGGAGACGCTCTGTGTGATTACAACTGCTCATCCTTGGGAGACTATTGACTACATTACAAGTGCCCTACTCGCTACCACTATTTCAGGTTCAGTACCTGCTTATGTAAATTGTCAATAATGTAGTTTCACATCTTTGGTTACTGACTCATCTTGTATTTCTACTAGAGTAACTGACACTAAGATGCTTATACTACATGAGTTGTGGTGCATTAATTAATACTAGTTATCTGAACTCTAGTAAACGCCTCTAACTTAGAGGATAGTCCTACATATACAACTCTGATTGCTCAGACTTCTGTAAAACGAGAAGCATTAACAAGATGAGGATAGTTCTGATTTATAATACCACAATCAGTTTCAACAGCAAATTGTTTGTGAGTAGGATTCCATGCTATATACATTGTATATCCATGATGTTTATAGCTTTCCATAAACTCTACCCAATCTCTGTTACCTGCTGTATAACCACAACTTTGTAATTCTATAGCTTTGTTGTTAATGATTTCCCATGAATCAGAAAGAGAAAATCTTTCAGAATCATCTGTAGGAATAGCATCTTGATAATGAAAATCATATTCATCTTGATAATCATCTAGATAATCATTTTGATATTGTTCATTAATATTAGCATCAGTATAACCAATATTATATATTTCTAAATATAATTCAGGGAACTGTTCTTTGAACTGTTCAACTTTTGTTTTATAGTTAAATGTAATTGATTCCATAGTAATAGTTTTTAAAATTAGTTAATCCATAGTGCTTTACAGTTATTCCAGCACCAACTGACTCTTTTATTGAGTTTTAAAATGGAAGACCATTAAGATTATTACTAATAGTAGTAGGTTTTTCTAATTCTCTTTGTTTAGAATGTTCCTCACGTGATTTTAGCATATCTAAATATTCTTCGTATGTCATATCATAAAGCTTAGCTTCAATATAATCATAAGAAGAAAATTCTTGTATACCTCTTTCTAGTAAATCTTTCTTTTGATAGTCTGTTATAGTAAAAATATGATCGTGATCTCCACCATAAAATGGAGCTAAATACATATTATTTCCTACTATTCCTAATATTTCTGTTGTCATTACTTAATGATTTTAATATCAGTAATGATAACAACAGGCTCAGGAATAAGGATTCCAGATGGTAATTTAATGTAGTTCATAGAGTTTGATTTAGAGATTTAACATAAGAAAAGCTTATTTGTGTTGAGCTACCAACTCTCAACAAGTATCTAGAATACTGAATTATCCAAACTAAGCAAGGTTTGGTGGTGTAATTTCATATAGTGTTCTACTTTGAACTATATATCAGGTCGTTAATCTGAATCTCTATAATATTGTAAGTAATTATAAATACTATCTGATTCTCTACAGCAAATGATTCACAAGAGCTTACCTTGTTACGCACTACCATTTATAGCCTGATTCACATGAGGTTTATTTTGCTGAGATACGCACTATGATAGGTTTATATTATAATTACTTACGTTATTAGGTTGTAATAGTAAGTTAGAAAGGTTAATAATAATGCATTTTTTTGAAATGGTATTGTTGAGATAGTTGGTAGAGATGGATGGGTTGATTCTCAGCTAGTTACGTAGCTTACCTAAACTATTACTTTAAGTTAATAAATGCCCCCACACACTCAATTGTAATATCAAATGGAACTTATAAGTCCAATACATTCCACCAAATACATGGTTTTATCTGTAGATATTACAATTACTGGAACAGGGGCAAATATCAATTACCTTGTGAATAATGTATAGCTTCTAAAGCTAATGCAATACTCAAATGTACATCAATAGTTATTACTTCTCTCATTTTGAATAGCTTTAGGTTGAATAACTTCAAATACTACACTGTTATAAGGATTAATACCTAGTCTTAATTTACCAGTGTACATCATACCTTTATTACTAGTAAGCTTACCGTGCTTAGTAGTAACTATTATTCTACTCATTATAATGAACAGATTAATACAGATAATACAATAACACATGCAAATGCACAAGCTAACACATAGTTAGCAATAACTTCAATTTTTTTCATAGTTTTTTTATTAGAGATTGATATTAAGAAATGAAAAGGGATATTTCTATCCCTCTTGATTTTCAAGTTGTTCTTTTTCTTCATGCTGAATCTTCTTTATAGTATTAAGTAAAACATTGTTAATACTATCTATATCTTCTTTAGGAACAATACCTTTATATTCTTGTTGTATTTTCCATAAAAGTTCATATATTTTTTCTGTTGCAGGTTTCATAGTTTTTTATTTAATAGTTTTGAGAAATGTGTTTTACACCTAAAACTTTGATTTTACATACTTGCTTAAACTTAGTGCTTATTAAGCTAACCTATTTTAAGATATGTTCAAAGAAACTGGTGCCCTCAACAACTTGGGAAGAGTTAAGTTTATTTAGAGATTTAAGACCTATCCTTCGGATAGTTAAATTAATAAGCAAACTGATATTGATACTGATACTGATAGTTATTAAGCAACAACCAAGGTATCTGAACCACACATTAAGCAACAATCACAGTATCAAAACCCTCAACATTTCTGTCAAGGGTCTTATCATACTGCGAAGCAGGTTAAGCAGTCTCAATGTCCTCTGCAGGAAACAATTGACGACTAACTTTCTTATTACCCTCAAAGTCTGAGTAACTAGATTTTTCAACCTGTACGTCAGAGGTAATGGTTAACACATTATCTTTGACAGTATGCTTCACGTCATCCCCACAAACTAATGAGGAGAATGAATAAACACGTCCTTTTCTAGCAAGAACGTAATGTGTGTGATTTTCTGAATCAAAAGTAAACTCCGTTACTTTAATGATTTTGAATTCTAAATTAGCCATAATATATAGTTTTTAAAGGTTACAAATTCACGCAGGACGCCACCCCACAAATTCCCAAAGGGGTGTACTGTTTCTGAGATAGTCCTCATTTTCACCTACACAAAAAATTACAAAAAATAAAAAAATTTTCTACATACAAATCAGCAAACTAACTATTAAACTACAATAGATATTTCATATTACAATATGCAATAGTCTATATAAAAGTAAACAAATTTGTTTATTAATTTGTAACTTTTAAAAAGTTTCATTATCTTTGTTAAATGTTAGAACTAGAAAAAGTTAAAATAGCTTTATCAAAACAACAGATTAAGTTCCTTAAAGAAAATCACATAGAAAAAATTGAATTAGTAAATACTACTAAAACCAATTTTAATGGTTGGGAAGAAATGACCTATACTACAACTGGAGGAATAATGGCAAAAACTTCTAGTAGTAGTGCTACTTACAAAACTCTTACTTCAGATAATTTACTAGCATACCTTAAAGAATTATAACTATTTAAACAATTAGAAATCAATGAGTAAATATGAAGGGGATTATCCAGAAAGCTATCAAGAAGAAACAAATAGAATGAAACAAGAACTTGAAGATAAGAAAGTAAGAGACGCTTATTCAGATTTATACTTTCCATCTCAGATAGAAATTACTCTAACTAATATGATTAAGTA